AAACACTAAGGAACGTGGCAAGGCTCTGATATATGCGAATCCCTTCACCTTAACCGGAGGTGAATTCTATTCTTCTTTCGACAGGTTAAAGCATGTCAAAAAGGTTCATTATCTCTCTAATTTACCTATCCATATATCATTTGACCAAAACTCCGTTCCTTATAATTCTGCTTCAATCTGGCAGATAGACTACATTGAAAACAAATATATTCTACGGGCTATTGACGAGATCACTTTGCCAAACCCCCGCAACTCGACAGAAGAAGTATGTGACGAATTTATACGAAGATACCCGGATCACAAGGCAGGGCTTTTCTATTACGGTGATGCTACGGGAAGAAACCGCACAACGATGTCGAAAGAGTTTAAGCATCATTACGAAATAATTGAATTCAAACTTAAAAAATACCTTAACAACTACTCTGATTGTGTTGTGCGTTCAAACCCTTCGTGCATACAAAGGCGTGATTTTGCAAACAAGCTCTTTGAAGATAAGCTGCCCGTCAGGGTTGAGATAGGCGAAAACTGCCATCATTTGGTTGCTGACCTTATGTATTGTAAACAAGGCATTGATGGGGCAAAAAACAAAGACCTCTACACAGACCCCGACACCAAAGAGAAGTACCAGAAATACGGACACCTCGGTGATACATTTGAATATCTGATTGTGGAACTATTAAAAACATATTTCTATGATTAAAGAAGATGGTTATGAGCTGCTTAAGACTATTGTGGACAAAGATACGACTCATGTAGACTATAAGCGTGTTACCGATCTTGCCGACCTGTATTACAAGATGGTGACTGGCGACAAAATAGAATCTCTGCTGCAAAGGATTGAAACACGTGTTACACCTGAAGAATTCGATCAAATCAAACGAATATACCGATCTATCATTCCCTCCACGATCAATTCAACAAAACTTCCGTTCAAAAAGGTTACACGAAAAAAGCCACTTACGAGAAAAATCGAGTTCCCTGAAGAATCGGAGAATAAAAAAACTGAACTGGAAAAGTATATAAACACTTATTGGGGCGACAAGTCGCTTGACAAGTATATGGAATATGCTTTTGTCGACTATAACTATCTCGACCCGAATGCTTTTTTGATAACTGAATTTGATGACTTTGATCCTAAGACTGAAAAAGCAAAACCATATCCTTTTATCGCTTCATCCAAAGAAGTTATCGACTTCAGGTATAAAAACGAGATACTCCAATATGTTGTTGTCAGGCTTCCGATAACCTATATGGATAACGGTATTGAACGTGACGGCTATAAATTTACAATCTATCTCGGAAATGACACGATAGTCTTTACTCAGGTAGCATCAAAAGGGATGGATGAAGAAGTATTAGAGTTGGCAAAGAAATTCTATTCCGTTCAATACTTCGAACCAAAGAATGAAAAAGTCCCTGCAATACGGTTCGGCTATAAGAAAGATCCTGTTACAAAAGGCCGTACTTTGACATCATGTTTCCATGAGGTAGTGCCTTTTCTTGAAAAGACTTTAAAAATAGATTCTGAACTCGACCTCTCTACTTCTCTTACCGCCTTTCCACAAAGGTTTATGTATGCCACGCCTTGTAAGAATCCGGGATGCCGAAAAGGATTCTTGATAGATAACACCGAATGTCCGCATTGCGGAGGGACGGGGCATGAACCTATCCATGCAGGAACACAGGACGTTATTGTCCTTTCGCTTCCAAACGATCCTTCAACAGCTTTTGATCTGGAAAAGATGCTTGTTTATAAGTCTCCACCGATAGAACTGTTAACTTTCCAAAAAGACTACTTGGAGTATCTGAAAAAGTCTGTTCATGCTATGATGTTCAATGCCGATCTTTACACAAGGGAACAGGTATCAATCACTGCAACCGAAAAATTGTTGGAGACAGACAACCTTAATGATACTCTTTATGATTTTGCCCAACACTATTCTTCAGTTTGGGAATATGTAGTAAAAGACATTTCTACCTATATTGATTTGCCTGATCTTACAGTTGACCATCAGTTCCCGGAAAACTTCAAGTTCAAAGGATTGGTTGAACTTATGTCAGAGCTTAAGATGGCAAAGGAAGCCAACGCCTCGACATCTACAATAGCAGCTATCGAAGATGATATAAACGAGATTCTTTATTCTGACCGACCCGATGAGCTTAAGGTGATGCGTATAAAAAACTCCATCAACCCGTTCCGTGGCTACTCTGATTCAAACATAAAATACATCCTGAGTTCAGGCAATACTACGGAGTTTAATGTTATCCTCTGGACAAACATGGAATCAATCTTTCAGGATTTGGAAGCAGAAAATCCGGAAATATATGAGATGAGCATGGATGTGATAAGAAAAGAAGTTGCAAAGAAAGTTGCGGTTTATATGGAGTTGATAGGCAAACAAAAACAGGCAGAGTTTGAGCAATATGTTCAGCAATGAGAAAACTGATCTTCATACTTTTTCTTGTGGCTTGTGAGGAAGTGACACCTTATGATGATACTAACAATTCTGTCTTTTATACTTCAGGTGCACCTTACACCATTTCCATAAAAGGCGTTCATGGACAGAAAGAGTTATATAGCGAAGGATTTACTCCCACTTGCACATCACAGTCTTTTAATAAAGGCTTTGTTACTATGCGTTTAGACACAGGCAGTTATTCACTTGTTATTAACAATGTTATCAAGACAATAAAAATCCGGGAAGGGTGTAATAGTTTTGATGTATCAAAATACAGGCAATGGTGACTTTTAGCGTTGTGATAGCTTCTTATCTGGGTTCTTATGGTGGTGCTGCACGTAACCGTGAGCAAAAAATATTACGTGCAATCAACTCCATTCAGAGCCAGACATTCAGAGGCTTTGAAATTATTGTTGTAGCTGACGGTTGCAAAAAGACTATTGAGATTGTTTCAGATCTTAACATAAAATCCTTCTTTGTCGAACGCAAAGGGCATTTTTCGGGAACGCCAAGAAACAAAGGTATCGAAGAAGCTGAAGGGAAATATATAACCTACCTTGATATTGATGATGTTTATGGTGAGAACCACCTTCAAACAATAGCAGACAATATCGGAAATTATGACTGGGTCTGGTACAATGACATCCGGTATAATCCACGTATGAGAGTGTGGTACGAAAACAAGTGTGACATTACAGTTATGGGTAGACATGGCACATCAAACATCTGCCATAAAAAAGATTTGAGTGTCGCATGGGATTTCCGGGGCTATGCGCATGACCATTATTTTATCGAACAACTTCTTAAATTCAATAACTTTACAAAAATCCCCACACCGGAATACTATGTATGCCATATACCGGGGGATCAGACAACAGGATATGACTTATGATAGCAGCGATTACAATCACATACAATCGTATTGAACTTACGAAACAGACAATCGAATCTTTCTATTCAAAGACCGATGTTGATTTTCACCTCTTTGTTGATAATGGAAGTGAAGATGAAACAAAAGAGTGGATCAAATACAAATATCATATACCGCTTGAAAAAAACATGGGTATTGCTTATGCTTTTGCTTTAGGAGTTGAAGCACTTAGTGGGAAGTATGACTATATCCTGAAGCTTGACAATGATGTTGAAACCGTCACTGAGGGAATAATAGGAAAAATGGTAAAATTCCTTGAGAAGCATCCTGACCATGTTATCAGTCCCGTTGACCTGCTTTTAGACCCTAACTTCAAGCCAAGAACATTAAGAAAATCGTTTCTTGAAGGATATAATGTAGAATATACTACTCATACCGGAGGTGCTTTTCAACTCGGACGAAGGGAGGCTGTTGAGAAATTATGTAAAGAATTTAGACACCTAAAACTTGGTGATCTTAATATCGGAATGTTCTACCGTAATCATGGCTATCATACCGCTTACCTACAGGAGCTTGAAATGCGCCATATAGGTCTGAATCAGTCAACTCCGGGCAAAAACTATATCATGTAACAAACACGTGATGAACATATGATGAACGGATGCCGAACAAAGAAAGAAAGAAAGAAAGAAGTAAAAGAATTAAAAGAAAGAAGAAAAGAAAATAAACAAAAGAAAATTTCATGAAATATGATCTTATAGTCATAACAAAAACCATCAATGACAAAATTTTCAACATAACCCAAAGATGTATTGATTCTGCTCGTTTGGACAAATGTGACCTGAATGTGATAATGGTCGAAACGAACGGGCAGTTCAAGAACTTCACAGGAGTTGACACTTTTGTCAAATATGATAAAAATGTTTTTTGTTATAACTATGCCTTGAACATCGGCATTAAACAAGCAAAATCCGATATATTTATCCTTGCCAACAACGACATAATTTTTCACAAAGGCTGGTCAATTATCGGTGAACTTATGCTTGCTAATGAATATGAATCTGCCTGTGCGCTCTCAACTGATCCCCGGCAGAAAACATTTCAGCGAGGGAACTATGTTTATCACGGCTATCAAGTAGGCCGTCACATAGTCGGATGGTGTATTTTTCTTACACGGAAAGGCTATGAAAAAATAGGAAGACTTGATGAATCAATGGAATTCTGGTACTCAGACAACATTTATTCTGACCAACTGATTTACAATAACGTCAAACATGGCCTTTTTTGTAATATCCAGATTGATCACATTGCATCAATGACATTAAAGACGCTTCCATTTCGTGAGCAGAAACGTATTTCTTATGATTCACAGATCAAATACAAATCAATAAGCCGCAGATATGCCAAAAGAAAAGAGGGTGACTAAATTCTTTCCGAGATACTACAAATGGAACGCAGAAAACCTCGGACTATTCTTTTTCATCAAAGGACAGACATCCATTTTACCAGCAATGACAATCGAACAGGCTATTTTTAACTACCTTCGCTTTACAGGAATAACATTGGATGAATGGGACTTGGAAAGTATAAAAGCCACTTATGTAAGGCTTCAAAAAGAATACTATGAAAATACCGAGAAGGATTCAGGATCTTGTGAATAATAAGCAATCATTTATTGATTCACAGATAGGTAAGCTTGAAAACACAATAATCAAGCTGCAGTCCGACCTTTTGGATCAGATTATTTCCGAAGTCATTCCCATGCTGGAAACAAAGAATGGTGAAATCCTTGACACACCTGAGAACTATTCATTACTTGCTGAAATTGACAAAGTGTATGACGGCTTTCGTAAGGTGATAATGAAAAAACTGCTTGGTGAGATTGACAACACTTCAACTAAACTTATTGACTTCAATCATGACTATTTCACTGTCGCACTTACCGGAAATCTGCCAAAAAGGTTTGAAGATATCATGGAGTCTACACGCAATAAAACTGACCTCCGCTTTGGATTGAAGGGAGGTAAATTGGTTCGTGGTGGTCTGATAATGGATTTGATTGATACTAACTACTTAGCAGATGTAAAACATGAAATGTCGAAAGCCGTTAGTTCACAGATAAATATGGATGAGTTCCGTAAGTTGGTGCGTGTAATGATGATTGGGGATGAGCATAAAAAGGGACTTTTTGAAAAACGGCTTAAATGGTTGATTTATGATCTTTATCAGCAATGGGATAGAACTTATAACTTATCGTTAGCTGAAGAATTCGGGATGCGCCACTTTATTTATCAAGGCGGTTTGATAAGAGACTCACGTGACTTTTGTATTGCTCATAATGACAAAGTTTATACAACGAAAGAAGCTGAGGAATGGAAGACATGGACACCTCAGAAATCACTTGCAAAAGGCGAATTCCCGGCTACTCATACTGTCACTGACAATCTATATGAGACACCGGGATATATGAACTATTCCGGCTATGATCCACTTATAGACTTAGGAGGTTATAGCTGCCGTCATGTAGCTGCTTTTATAAGTGAAGAACTTGCAAAAAAACTCAGACCTGATATTGATAAAAAAGAAGAAATCAAAGAATTTACTGATCCTATTGCTAATCACTTCAAGGAAAAAGATGATGCTGAAAACTACCTTACTTACAAAAAAGAATACGAATGGCTGTTTGATTCATTGAAACAAAATAAAGACGAATGGGATAAGTTCCGTGAGAATAAGTCGAGAATGTATTCAGGTATGATAAACGAAGTGATGGGAAAAGAGTTCCCTACTGCAAAAACAGCAATGGAAGATTGGCAGTCATCGACACAGAAACGCTTTCCAGCTTCACTTAAATATTGGGCTTTGAAACTTGAAAAAATCAATGGGGAGATACGATTTTCACGATCTGAATGGTCAACAGACAGTATTGATGGATTTGGGCCAAATGTAGAAGCAGGCAATTATGTGACGAAAGAACACTATTTGAAGATAAGGGCTTTTAACCAAGCATATCTTGATACTATAAACTTCAAGCCTAGATTTCTTTATCGTGGCACAAGCGGGAAAACTGGCAGGGAAATGAGGGTTGATGTAGAAAAGGCTTTGGCTCGTGGAGAAGAAGCTGTTATCATTAAAGATGCACCCCTTGCAGGATATACACAAAGCGAAAAAGTTGCAAATACCTTTGGTGCAAACTCAGCAGGCATAACTGTATATAGGAAAATAACCAAGTCCGATGTTTTTCTTCACAAAGACCTCTTTTCAAACCTTACACGCTCCTATATGGAAGAATCGGAATATATTATCTTTGGCGGTGACTTTGAACTGACAATAAAAAATCACATTAAAACACGTAACTACAATTGGAAATGATAAAAAATGCTAATCCGACAGAAATTAAAAGAGGCAAACTTATAATAAACCTAGATTGTACTGAAGCCTCAGAAGACTGGCTTAAATTCGGAAGACTCACGGAAAAAGCCAAAAAAGGAGATAAAGAAGCGGAAAAAGAAGCTGAAAGGATGGATAACTCCGTTTTGTTCTCAGTAGAATGATTTGTTTATTTGAAAAAAATAGTTTAATATTGAACCTTTAGTCGCACCCCAT